CCTGTAACCTACATTGTATGTCTTTTTCGACCTCTTTATCTCTCTACATAAAAAAAATTTCCCGGAAGTATGATAGCACTTAGAAACCGCCGCACAAGGCCCTACTGGAATTTTTGGAGAGTAGTACTTGCAGGATGGATAATCAGATATCCAAAGAGCATGAGTAGAGTTATACTAGTGCCTCTGGGAATTTTGATATCATTGATATATAATGCAAGTAAGAATTAAGAGTTGCACAAAAAAATTCCGGAGATATTTTTTATATGGAAAAGATTTATCACATATATGCAAAGGATAGATGTTTATTTCATTCAATAAAAGAAGAGGATTTCAAAACAACTTGGAACACGCTCAACAATATGGTTGGTTTAATGAAGACTGATTATAGTGTCGATGACTTAACATATGAGGAATTGCATGTAAGTAAAGAGACAATTTTAAATTCATCACATTAATTGACAAGGCATATATAGACTGTTAAAATTGAACTGAGGGTTTATTTTTCTTATGGCCAAAGGATTTACTGTAAAAGCAAAAGCACCAAGTCCCAAATCTGCGGAAGATTGGGACTATGAAGCAATCAAGGCAAGGATGAGGGGCAAGTCAATTGTTTTTTGTCTTCCTGGAAGAGGATGTTCATTTATTTTTCTAAAAGCATTTGTACAACTTTGTTTTGATCTTGTACAAAATGGAATGAGCATTCAGATTTCACAAGATTACTCATCGATGGTTAACTTTGCACGTTGCAAGTGTCTTGGAGCAAATGTTCTTCGCGGACCAAAGCAAGTTCCCTGGGATGGAAAACTTCAATATGATTATCAACTTTGGATTGACTCGGATATTGTCTTTGATTCTAACAAGTTCTGGCAACTCTGTGATTTAGCTCTGAATGAAGAAGGAGAAGAGAAGGAAGTTGCTGCTGGTTGGTATGCAACAGAAGATGGTCACACAACCTCTGTCGCACACTGGTTAGATGAAGATGATTTCCGCAATAATGGTGGAGTCATGAACCACGAAACTGTGGAAACAATCAGCAAGCGTCGTAAGCCATTCACTGTGGACTACACAGGTTTTGGATGGGTGCTCATTAAGAATGGGGTCTTTGAGAATCTCGAATATCCTTGGTTTGCTCCTAAGATGCAAGTCTTTGAGTCTGGTGCAGTTCAAGATATGTGTGGTGAAGATGTTTCATTCTGTCTTGATGCAAAAGAAGCAGGTTTTGAAATCTGGTGCGATCCTCGTATTAGAGTGGGGCATGAGAAAACTCGTATTATCTGATGGAAAAAACTTACAATCTTTTATATAAAGGACGTAAAATATATCAGAATATCACTATGGAAGACTGTAGTGATATTCTTCAAAACTTCTCAGAGCGTTTTTACTCTGGAGAAGATATTGATCTTAATGAACTAGAAATGGAGGAACTTTAAATGGCTAAAGGTGGATCGAATAAAACGGTATTTGAAGCAGGAGCACCTAAGAAGACACGTCAAGGACGTTCTGCTCGTACACTACTCAGTGCAACTTCTCGTAATGGACGGAAGAAAAAGTATCGCGGACAGGGTAAATAGTCAAAAGTTCATTAACTTACCATTGTACCACTTAGAGTGTTTAGATGAGTGGAATGCAATTCATCCAGATGATCTGTGGGTTTATAGTAAGTTATTTTTAAATCAACGTCTGGGGCATCTCTGTGGACCTACAGGGGTGCCTGTTCCATATTCAGGGTATTATATCGTCCGACCAAGTATTAATTTACTTGGTATGGGACGATTTTCTCGTATAGAATGGATTGATAAAGACACGAATCACTTTCATCCGTCTGAATTTTGGTCTGAAATCTTTAAAGGAGAACATCTTAGTGTCGATTTTCAGAACAAAGAACCTAAATTAGTTGTACTAGGTGAGAGAGATGCTAATGAAGAGTTGTATAGGTGGAAAAAGTGGACTAAGATTAATCATCAAGTTAATTTTCCCCCCATCTTAAATAGTTTGAAAGGTGATTATGAGTGGATAAATTGCGAATTTATTGGAAATCACCTCATAGAAGTTCATTTTAGACGAAATCCAGACTTTAGATATGGGAATACAGTGGCAATTCCTGTCTGGAAAGGAGATAGACCACAAAAAATGGGAGATTTAACCTTTATTAAAGACCAAGATTATCTACGAAAAGGATTTTATATTGACTCACGGGATAGCAACCCCGTAAAAAGTTCTGATTTAATCAATCAGGAGCTAAAAAATGACCAAAAAAGTCGATAAAGATGAGAATTTTATGAAAAATGAATGGGGAACTCAATATCTTTCTTCGGAATATGGTTGGGAAAACCAAATTTTAAAGCAAAAGATGCTTCGTGAAATTGCAAATGACGACATTACACCAAAAAAACATGATTTTTATCATCAAAATGAAATTCATGAAAAAATTCGCAATGATGATGACTATGATGACTGGGAATATGGTACAGAACCTTTATATGAATACAAAAAACCCGAATAAATAAGATAGATTTATTGTTTTTTTATGCCTGTAGAACGGGTTAGTAAAGGATTTAAAGATATTAGTATGACTTTTCAGGCTAATCCTGTAAATTTTGACTTGATTGCAACTAAAAATGAAACTGCGATTGCCCGTTCTATTCGCAATCTAGTTTTTACTCAACCCGGAGAAAGATTTTTTAATCCAAATCTAGGTTCAAGAGTAAGTCGCTCTCTTTTTGAAAACATGGATGAAGTATCAGCATCCATTATTGAAGATGAAATACGAGATACTATCAATAAGTATGAACCAAGAGTTAGACTTATTGAGATTAATATCAGTCCAAATTATGATGAGAATGAATTTAACGTAACTATTATATACAGAATTGTTGGAATTGATGTCTTACCCCAACAATTAACCTTTGCACTACAGCCAACAAGATAAATGGCACTAGTTAATTTTACAAATCTAGATTTCGATCAAATAAAAAGTTCCCTTACTCAATATTTGAGGGCGAATTCTAATTTTACAGATTATGATTTTGAAGGTTCAAACCTTTCAACAATCATAGACCTACTTGCGTATAATACATATATTTCCTCATACAATGCTAATATGATTAGCAATGAGGTTTTTCTTGATAGCGCAACTCTTAGAGAGAATGTAGTTTCTTTAGCTGGACATATTGGATATGTTCCAAGATCAAGGACTTCAGCGAGATCTAATGTTTCGTTCTTTGTAGATACTTCTAATTTTACAACAAACCCAAAAACAATTACTTTGCAGAGAGGAACTATATGTTCTACTGCAAATAATTTTGGTGGACAAAGTTATACGTTTTCAATTTTAAATGATGTTACAGTACCAGTAGCAAATAATATAGCATTTTTTGATAATATTACTGTTTATGAGGGAACATATTTACTGGAAAGATTTGTAGTTAATTCAAATAATAAAAATCAAAGATATATCCTATCAAATGCGAATATTGACACATCAACGATTGTTGTGGAGGTAAGAAATTCGCAAGAAAGTACTGTTATTCGGAAATTCAATCTTTGTGAGGATTTATGCACCGTTGATGCAGACTCAAGGATATTCTTTATTAGGGAAATAGAAGATCAAAGGTATGAACTTATTTTTGGTGATGGAATTTTTGGAACAAAGTTAGATGACGGCAATGTTGTAGAAGTTTATCATGTAGTAAGTAATGGTGGAGAAAACGCAAATGGAATATCTTCCTTTAATTTTAGTGGGAGATTGTTCGATAATAATGGAAGAATTGTTTCTAGTGGAATATCCTTATTAACAACAAATTCTCCTTCACTTGGGGGGAAGGAAATAGAATCTGTAGAATCTATTAAAAAATTTGCCCCAAGAATATATTCCTCACAAAAAAGAGCAGTCACATCTACAGATTATGAAACTATTGTTGGATCTTTATATCCAGAAGCGGAATCAGTTTCTGTATTTGGTGGAGAAGAGCTAGATCCACCTAAGTATGGAAAAGTTTTTATTGCAATCAAACCAATAAATGGAGAAAATCTTGCAGATTCTCTTAAGCAAAATCTAAAGAATCTTCTAAGAAAATATAGTGTTGCTGGTATTGTAACAGAAATTATTGATCTAAAATATCTTTATTTGGAATTTGATTCCTCTGTCTACTATGATACAAACCTTTCACAGTCTGCTGCAAAATTACAAACAAGAGTCATTAATAATATTCAGAGATATTCAGATTCTGTAGAATTGAATAAGTATGGTTCAAGATTTAAGTATAGTAAGTTCTTGAAGTTAATTGATGAAACTGATAAATCCATTACATCAAATATTACTAACATTGTGATGAGACGGGATTTAAAGGCAGTAATAAATGAGTTTTCTGAGTATGAAATATGTTTTGGAAATAGATTTCATGTAGAAGGAACTTCTGGTTATAATATCAAATCCTCTGGATTTAAAGTGAATGGATACAGCACTGATCTTTATCTATCCGATATTCCAGATCCAGGACTAAAAAAGGGAAGAATTGTATTCTTTACTATAAATCCGGAAACATCAGAACCAACCATAGTAAATAATAATGCAGGAACTGTTGATTACGTAAAGGGTGAGATAATACTTTCCCCTACATTTTTTCTGTCAACATCAAAACAAAAATTGAATGAACCGATTATTGAAATATCAGTTTCTCCATATTCAAATGATGTGATAGGACTTCAAGATTTATACTTACAATTAGATGTTTCTAATAGTAATGTTAATATGATAATAGATACTATTTCTTCAGGAACCGATGTATCTGGTTCAATATATAAAACATCATCAAGTTACACTACACGGAATTTTATAAGAAGATAATATGAAGAACGTAATCAAGTTTTATTGGATTGTAGAAAATCTTGTACCCGAATATGTCAAGGAAGAATTTCCGTTAGTAGTAGAATTTTTATCACAGTACTATAAGTCGCAAGAAAATCAAAGTGCTGCTCTTGATATTTTACATAATGTTGATAAGTATGTCCAGGTTGATAGTGTAGCAAACCTAAATTTAAAAACAATATTAACATATCCATTAGAATTCGAATCTGAGATATTTTTAGAGTCCAGTGAGGAACTACCAAAAAATTATGGGTTAATTAAGGTTGATAATGAAATTATTTGGTACGATAGATTAGTTGATGACACTCCACAAACAATAGAATGCGTAATCGAAGTTGGTTCAACATCTTTTATCTCGGAAGATATTTCCAATATCATAGACACCAATAATGAATTTGGAAATGATTGGATTGGAAAAGTCATTTATATTAAAGATTCTGGGGGAAATATTGTAACTAGTACAAAAATAACAAGCGTTGATAGTGGTTTATCTGTAAGTACTGAGAATCCACTTATAGAAAGTGATAGTGTAGAATATTATAATCAGAATAATACTTATACATGTATTATCAACGGAACAAAACTTACAAATTGTACTCGCGGATTTAGTGCAGTAACAGCGTATGATTCTGATAATACTGTAGATGAACTTGTTTATGAGCAATCTTCACTTGAAAGTCATGAGTTAAATTCGGAAATTACAAATTTAAGTATAATATTCCTTACAGAATTCCTTAAAAAGATAAAAGTACAACTTGCTCCTGGATTTGAAGATGAAGAATTTTATGAAAAAATTAATGAAGCAACTTTTATTAA